ACCTTCTGCTCACCCTGCTCGCGCACTTTCTTGGCGTAAGTGATCGAGTCTTGGCAAACCTAAACGGAGTGTGTCTTTGATGGCCAAGTACAATTATGGAAAGACGTTTAGTCGAAACGGTAAGCTCATGCGTTACCGCTACACGAACAAGCGCAAGTCTACAAAGAAACTTGTTCGAGCACCAGCAAAGCGCAAGCGTACCTACAGGAAGCGATATTGATGCGCGTCTGTGCATGCGGATCGGACGATATTGAAGTCCGCTTCGTAGACGTACACCAGGTGTATCATTGCCTTTGCAATAAATGTCTAGAGGAGTGGGTAGAATGAATACCACGTACTTTGAAATCGGTGGAGAGCTTATCGAGTTGCATGCCGATTATCAATATGAAACCGGACAAACGTCCGTGAAAAAGCGTAAGCAACAACGTGCAATTGCACGTAACGTTAAATCCATTGGGAAGGACGTGGAAAAGATGAGCACTTCATCATCTTCTAACGGCTGGGGACCAGCCGAAAAAGTCGGCTATGGTCTTGGAATAGCCGCTGGTACAGCATTTGCAATCACAACATTTCCTGTTGTCGTTGCAGATTCACCTATGATTGGCCCTGCCGATCTAGCATGGTTTGCAGCTTCTGCAAGATTCATGGATAAAGCAACAACGCTCGGTCGTAAATCTGGCGAGTTCGTTGATGATAAAATGGGATGGAATTGAATCCCTACTTGTTTGTATACCGAACTTGCTAAAAGTTATTTTTTGCTGGACAGGTTATGGCAGCGGAAAATATGGCGATTTTGTCTGAGGTATCGAAGAATCAACAATCCACTTTTAGTTCGGGCAGTGCGACAGGTTTAGCGATCTGTAAAGGAGCGTGGCTCGGAAGACCTGATGAGGCCTGGAAGCACAAATGCGCCCGTTGGCTCGCGTGCCCTACTTGCGAACGCAAGAGGGCTGGAAAGCGAGCCCACGATATGAAGGAACGGCTCAAAGTTGCTCGACATTACTTGGGCAACGATATGACAGTAGGAGTATTGACCGTTACGTTACCTGGACAGAAACACGAATCGGGTATCCGATACAAGTCTCTGAAAGAACAGTATGACTATGCTGTGTCCAGGACAACCTTGCCCGGTCTTCCGGGATGGCACTCTATGAGGGGAATGAACAGGTTGCTATGTGGTAAGCCGGATCATAATGGATTCGGAAAAAAGAGCCAGGGTACGGGGCTCGGTGCAGATGGTGGAACCCATTTTATGGAGTTCACCTACAACAACAAGAAGGGTTGGTGGAATGTACACATGCATTCTCTGTTTTATGCAGCTATGCCGTTGGATCGACTAAAGTCGACCTCACGACATATTGTCGACGGCGAAGAGCTGTTAATGAAAAAAGAAAACAAAGGAAGAACGAACGTGGTTTTTGCACGGTTGGGTTATGGCCCACGTTACACTTTGGATTATGCGGAAACGCACGAGTTGGATCAGATTATTCAATACTCGTCAAAGGTGGCTTATGTTACAAAACCATTCAAGGCACCAAAATCGAAATTCGGTGAAATTGAGGATTTTATGTACACTAATCCCCGATTAAGTCGGCCTTTTGGTCGGAATCAATATAAGATTGATTCGTTACCAGATGGCTATGGCGAAGAGAAAATACTCGAAGCGATCTAAAATTGAACCATCGGTTATGACCTTGACATTTGCAACACCAGGTTCTGGTGCAGCACGTAGTTACATTGATTTGTCACAAGTAGCAAGTCTTGTCAATCGTCGATTTTATCGACAAGGTATTAATTGGGCTGTAGCCGGTTTCAAAGTGTCATCTACACGTACCGGATCAGTGAATATTTTCAAACTCCCAAACACTTGGGTTATGGCCAACGCATGGGAAAAAGGAATGCGTACTTGGAACAAAATGAATCGTGAAGCTCTTGCTGAAACCGAGTCGGTTCGACCGAAGTTCCTTGATTTCAAAATTTATGCAGACGTTGCTCACCACACCGCTGGTTTTGGTGCAAATTTGTTGCCTGTTTCTTCTGCGGGTGTTCCTGCTACTCCTGGTGAATGGGAACCCTCGAAAGTTGTTGTACCATTGACTGATGGTTCAGACAATGCTTTTTCGAGAGAGATGATTGCAGTTGGTGCCAATTATCCTGGTAACGGTGCCAGTGGACTCGAAGCATTATCCCTAATTGAGGGATATGCAGCATCACGGGGACTTCCTGATGTCCTCGCACCAAACGCACCAGATGATGCTTCATCTGTGAATGGTGCCACTCCTCAAAATTGGATGGCAGCTATATTCAATGAAGGTACTGATCAAGACGATTTAGTTCTTGACGATATGATCACAGAGAATAACATTGCACCATATCCATTTGAGAATGATGGTGTTCACGCAGATACAATGTATCCGGGTGGAGCAAACCAATTATCTGGTTTAGAATGGCATGATTTGACTCAAATTTATGAGTCGAATATGACTAATGGAATTAGCACCCAACGCCTGAAAGGCGGTAACTTCCCTTGTGGTTTGGTGTGTATTGATTGGGCACCTACTGAATCTGCAAATTTGGTTATTCAAATTGACCTCGTACCAGGTAGTCACCGTGGTTACCTTTGTGAACCTATGACGGAGATGTGAACATGATTACACCAGACCCAACAACAACTGAAACAGTCAAGACTGCGATCACTGCTACTAGTGTCATCAGTCATTTGAAAAATAACAGGATTGAGTACCTTCTGCTCACCCTGCTCGCGCACTTTCTTGGCGTAAGTGATCGAGTCTTGGCAAACCTAAACGGAGTGTGTCTTTGATGGCCAAGTACAATTATGGAAAGACGTTTAGTCGAAACGGTAA